CCGCCGCCACCTGTATTAGCTGTTCCAGCAACGGCTGTCGCACCACCTGCTCCACCACCACCATTACCACCAGCGCCTGGCGCATGAGAACTACTGTTAGATCCACCACCGCCACCACCTGCTCTAACAACAGACGAACCAGTAATTGATGATGCTAAACCAGCACCACCAGCACCAGCAGCACTTCCAGTAGCACTGCCACCTACAGCACCAGCACCACCTCCACCACCTGTACGAAAACCAGTTGAAGAGGAATTACCGCCATTCTGTCCTTGAACAGGGCTGTCTGTCCTAACACCTGTGGTGTTGCCATTAGCAGTACCGCCACCAGAACCACCTGTTCCACCTGTATCAGCACCAGCAGCACCACCATTACCACCACCTGTAGCAATAATACTACTAAATACACTATTAACGCCATTGACACCTCGCGCACCAGAGGCAGCACCACCAGCACCACCAGCGCCTATGGTCACAGTTAGTCCAGTTGCAAGGACAGGAAAAGATGAACCTTCTCTAAAACCGCCGGCGCCTCCACCAGCACCCCTTGAACCACCGCCGCCTGCGCCGCCACCAATAACAAGATAATCAACACTGCCACTTTTGTTTGGTGTAAATGTGCCACTGCCAGTAAAGGTGTGAATGGTGTAAATTCCCGAAGTAGTGATTGTTCCTCCAGTTGCAGAAAACCCTGTACTCATAAAATCCCAAACAGATCCAGTATAAACCTTCATAGCAGTAACGCCAGAAGTAGTATCAAACCACTGATCTCCAGCAGCAGGACTTGAGGGTGCTGAACTAGCTGTGACTAAGTTTGCCTTAGCTGCAATAGATGTATTGATTGAGTTAGCAAGATCGTCTACTAATACAGCATCATCTGCAATACTTCTTGATATTATTTTTCTTACTGCCATGGGTTGTTCCTTAAATTCTTTGGACTATTTATTCGTCCTGACCAGTGGTCGGGTTATAGGTTTTCGCATCTTCGAAGAAAGATGAGGTTTCGTTAAATCCAAAATCACCATCATCTGCGTCCCAATTAGAAGGAGAAACGTCAGATGGTTTTGGTGTAGCAGAATATCTCTGTTCTCTCTTTGGTGCATTAATCTGAACATCCGTATACTGATCGACTTGAACAGAACGAATAATTCCAGCTGAAGTGACAGGCCCATACAAGTAATACTTTGCAGTAAAATTCAGTGTATAGATAATTGCCCTACGAGTTCCAAAGTCACCCTCGTAATCATCTTCATAGTCAATAGAGTTTAGTACAACAGGAATATCTCTGATTATGTCTAGTTCAACAGATTCCTTTAATGTAACTGTATACTCTGGTTGAAAATATGGTAAAATCTGTTCTACAATTTGTAGTGCATCATCTGAGTTCTTACTCATAATGAAAAGTTCAAAGTCTACGTTGTAAGGTACAGGCATGAATCCAGACTTAAGCTGTTTGTCATCTGTACCATTAGAAGCCTTCTTAACTTTAATAGACTTGTTTAGTTTCCTTGAGGAATCATAAGTTAATCCACTGATCTCAAAACCAATACGAGGTAGTGTTACTGCAACCTTTTTATTGAGAGCAGGGTCTTCCCTTAATCGTGCCAACCATTTCGCCTTGGGCCCATATGCAAGAGGCACTTTCATTGTTTGTGCAATGTTGCCGGCATTATCTTTCTTAGCGAGTTGGATGTCGTTAAAAATCGAACCAAATCCAACTACGACATTTCGTGTTGAATTGTTATAAAAGTAATTTCCAATCATAATTTATTTCCCTGCATCTCCGAATGGATTAGATTCGGAGAAGTCCAATATTGAGTCTTCAGCGGTATCGAAGAAATCGTTCATAGCGTTTTCGTCAATAGTGTCAACTTTATAAGTTTCTTGTATTATATATGATGCAGCTGCACCCTGTACTGTATTTTCAATCTGTATAGAACCACTGTGTGTGTCATCTTCGCCAAGTATGTTATCACCTAGTCCAGCACCTGTGGAACCATCTTCTTGCATTAATAGAGTGCCGTCTTCTAGACTGACATTCTCATTGAATATTCCTGATTGTTCAAGAGTCATCTGGTGTGCAAGTTGATCTAAACTATTATCAGCTTCAATAGAATCTATCGCAGCAATACCAGTGTCAATCTGTTCAGAACCATATTCGAATGTTTTACACTTCAACTTATATGTAGGTAGATTGTTAACTTGATAAAATGGATCATCATGGTCAACAAAGGTAATCTCAAATAACTTGTTACCCTTGGGCCAGTATATTAAGTCTCCTTCATTCGGACGTAGATTAACAATAACATTATTATCAACTGATACGAACTGTTCCCATCGTCTTCTAGCTACTGTGAATGTTGCATCGTCCTGTATGTCTAAACCAAACTTAGACATAAGTTCTTTTTCACCTTCATATCCGTCTACATTATCAACATACATCTCAATAAGATATGCATCTTCAAATTTAGAAAGACTGTCTTCGCCAAATAAAGTATCTTCTGATACCAAGTTTCGAGGAATGTAATGAACATCCTGACCATAGATACGCAACTGCTCTATGATTAAATCTTCATAGAGATGTTGTTCTGGTCTTGTTCCTGTATCAAAATAAACATTAGTTGGCATTGTGTTACCCTATCATATGCATTGGTGGCAACTCATACGCAAGTTGTATCTGTTCTTCTAGTTTATTAATCTCTTCTTGTGCTTGAGTGTATATCTGTTCACCATTTAGTGCAACTCCACCCAACATCTGAATACCTTGAAACTTAGAAAGGTTTGCGCCCCACTGAAGTTTAATTAATTGTGCTGCATACTTCTTTAAGAATATGTCATTATACACATCACCAAAGCTTTCTGGGTCTAATTTACGATAACACTCAATAACAATATAGTCATCAGCAACAACATCTGACTGCCAATCCATATCCAAGTACAATCTATTTTGATGTTGGTTGTGACGAATAGCAGTGTCGCCTGTAAGTATATGATCTAGAAAATCTAGGTGTTGCATACTCATTTCATAGTTAATCATTGATGTAGAACTGAAATTATGCAAATCGTTCAATCTCATTTGATACTTAACATCAAACATGGTAGTCCTTCCTTGGTTCAAGGGGAACACCTTTACTATAGACATGATTGAAGAAGGAACAGGAATGTAATTCTTCTGTTCTTTCCAGACTGCTGAAGTACTACCATCAACATCTGTGACGGATGATAATGAATTATCTGACCTTGCCCTAGTGATATCTGCGGCAGAAACCTGATACTTCAGATACACCCTTTCAATACCATCATAATGATATTGCGAGAAGTATTGTAATGCTTGGTCGATTCTGTCTTCTACTTGATCTGGGTCAACATTTATTTCGATCACAGGTTTACCTAATGATCTTAGACAGTATTCTTTAAATGTAGCCCTTGTAGTTGGTAATGCCATATTCTATCTAACTCCTAGATACGCTTGGATTAACTGCTGCAATACCCTCGACAGGCCTTGACTTGAGTCCACCAGAAGCTGTTATGAGAAGATCATAGACATACCTTCCAGATTCAAGAGCTTGAGTCTGAGTATCAGTAAGTGAGATTGTGATTTTACCTGTTGTGCGAGATGCATTAAAGGCAGTTGCAAATGCAACAGCAGTTGTTGACTCGTAAGTTTTACGAATTTGAGCCAAAGCAGTATAACCTGTAAGGTCAAGTGCTGCCCCTGCACTATCTAAAACAGTGACCGTATTGCTGAAGTCAGCACCTTGGTTAATATATATATTTGAAATTATTGTCATCTAACACACTCTCCTTCTTGTTCTATTTATAATGAATGTGAGTTAGATGTTCTGCCAATAAATAGAGTTTTTATTTATGCGGTATGCGGTTATTTAATACGTCATAATTAAATAATTTACGCACTCTCCTATTCTGGACTTGCTGCTGCTTGTTCTGCGTGTTCTGCTGCCCAAGCTGTTACTACAGCAGAGGTATGAACTGCTGAACAGATTGCTTGTACTTCTGCGCTCTCTGCTGAGTAGTCATCACCTGCATTTATAACGTGTCTGAAGAAGCCAGAAGATAGTTCAACACCATCCTCTAATACTTTAGTGCAAGTGCGAACTTGAACGTGCTTAAACTCGCCTACGATTTCAATCTTGTCTTGTGTAATTACTTTGGTTAGTGCCATGTTATTTCTCCACTAGCGCATCCACGCTAGATATTGCTTATTGGTTTGTATGATATGTGATTGAAAATGCCGTAATAATTGCAGTATCGCAATCGCCTGTTGTTAATCCAGCAGAGTTACTTGATCCACCCGCTTGATACAAATATGCAAAATCACCAGAGTATGCCCATAATGCTAAATTATGACTAGACCCTAAGTTATAACCAATTTGGTATCCTATAGCCCCTGCTGATTGGTTAGTTGGGTTAACAGTAAACGGAAACCCTCCTATTTTTAACGAACCTGCTAAAGTTCCTTTGTTCGTAGCTTGTACATATGCTTGTAGGTGTACAAGCTGACCAATTTTTGTATATGTCCCACTTCGAGTGCCATATGCACCACCAGATGTACCGCCAGCACCTTGATAGACGGGTGTCCACGAACCAGTTTCATAATCATCCAGCTTATTAGCTGTACCAGTGCCACCTATAAAAGCACCACCACCTAGATAAATGTTCTTATACCGATAGCTTGCAGCGCCTAGATCGTTGGTATTATCAACTCTCGTTGAGCCACCGCTAGTTGGGTTTTGATTGACACCATTAAACATTATTCCGCTGTCTTCACTGCCGAAATAAGTTGCGCCACCTAACGTACCAATCGTACCTACGTCAGAGCCATTTGATCTAAAATCAAGAATATCTCCATTCGCTGATGCAATGCTTATTGTAGCTTTTGCAGTAAAACTAGGGCTAGCAATGGGAGCCTTGAGAGCAACGGCAGTGTTAGTAGCCTTGGCAGCAATAGTTGTATTGATTGCGTTGGCGAGTTTGTCTGCCGTTACTGCATCATTAGCAAGTTGTGCCGTGTCAATTGAACCTGCTGCAATGTCTGCATCAACCGCACCAGCAACAATCTTCCCTGCTGTTACAGAATTGTCTGTTAGACTTGATGTATTAATTTTTGATATAGCCATTAGCCTTTGATCTCCATTAATGTTATTTGCGTCTGGACATTACCTTGGTTAAATGTAGTACTAGAAGTATTGTGTGGAGATACTTGAACTTTATATGTAATAGCAGAAGTTGTAGAAGGAGAGTCTAAATGTGACTGAGATATTGTTAGTCTTATGTCTCCCGTATTTCCATCCCCATAAGTCCTATAATTTGTTGTGTCTGTAAATGCTATAGCAGAGTTTCGTAATATACGGGAACCCCATCCTCTAGTTGAAGCATTTGTTAACGCGCCCTGAGTATTCCACATAACTAATATTTTGTTTGATGTAGATGAAGGGGTAATAGAGGCACTTAAACCTGAGTCTGTGTAACTTGTTGTGGTTAGTGCTAGTTGAGTTGCATTAACTCCTTGAACCACTTGAAGCACTGAGCCTGTGGGCATATCCGTATTTACCAATCCATAAGTAACTGTCTTACCACTCAAGTCTATAGAACTGGCTAAAGAGTTAGTAACCACACTTCCAGCTGGAAGAACAGTAGTGCTCTCAATAGTTCCCTGTGAATGCAGTACATAGAAGCTAGTCCCTGTCGAGGGAGCTTCTGTCATATTAAGAGTTGTTCCCGAAACAGAATAAGAAGACGTAGGTTCTTGTCGAACATTACCTACAAAGACTGATATACTATTTGTGGCTGCAGTTTTACTTAGTGTGAATGCAGTCGTAGAACCATTTGGAGTGAAACTATCCTTAGTTATGGATTCTGCAAACCCCTGTGCTGGCGTGTTACCTAAAAATGGCATGTATCAATCCCCTATGTCTTTTCCATCAATCCAAGAACGACATCCAAAGATGTGGCAGTTCCTGCTTGTACTTTGAGTATATCTGTTGCCTCTAAGATATATTTTTGTCCAGCCAAAGTTTCTAATGTAGTCTTTGCAGGGATAGTTACGTCTTCCAACAACTGGTGAGTTGTAGAAGCAGAACTGTCTGTAAATTGTACTTTAACTGTGACTGATGTTGTTGCTTTGTTCGCAATTGCAAGTCCTAGAATTACCACCTGTGTTGCAGAAGGAGCAGTATACAGTGTAGCATATGCACTGTGGTTTACGTTTGCTAATGCTGCATTTTTAAATGTGTTCGCCATTTTATTTTCCTTGTTATCCTAAAGCAATCGCAAGAGCAGTTGCGTCATCTTCTGGGCTGAAATTCAACTTGCCTACAGTTACCGATCCGTTGCCAAGTTTCGCTGTTGTTATTGCACCATCAGCGACAGTATTTAGTGTGTTCACACCATTCAATTGATATACTTGAATGTTCTTTGTGCCTGATGCTGGTGCAGATGTAAAGTTTACTGTGGAACCTGATACTGTAAAAGCAAGTCCATTCCCACCTCTTTGATATACATTGTCTACATAAATCATAAAATTTACAGCAGCACTTGATACTGGTGTGGTTGATAATACAAATGCAGTCGTAGAAGCATTTCCGTTAAATTCATCTAAACGTGTTTGTGATATGGCAGTCGATGCTTGTGCAGTAAGAAGTTGTCTTCCCATGTAAATGAGAAATATTCTTGCCGCGTTGTCTGGTGCTTCAGAGAAGTTGATATGCCCCACACCACCAGATTGTCCTATAGTATAAGAATGTTCTGGTTCTTGTACTACACCATCAATAGAGACAAGTAAAGAAGTAGGTTGTGAAACCAAAAAATCTAAGCTGTATTGTGTAGTTGACCCATTGCCCGCAAGAACCTGTCTGTCGAACACACCATACGAGGGTTCGTTACCTATATAACTCATAGTTGTCTACCTTTATTTTTCATAATACTATTTAGTCTGATTGTGTAGTGGTTATTCAACAATTGCTGCTCTAGCAGCTGCTCTAGCTGTAGTCACATCTGATGGCACTGCTTCTGCTGTTTCTGCCTTACGACTAATGTACCAATCAGTACTTGCAAGATATGCCCGACTTGCATAGTTAGTTTCTGCTTGAGTATTAAATGCTATCTCTTCGTCTGTGTACTGAGGAGTAGGAGTGTTACCTGCTGCAATCCATTCTTGTACAAAAACGTAATCGGCATTGTCTGTAGAGGGAGGGACAATCATAGTTCCATTAACTCTAAAGCAATCGCTTTCCATTTTTACTGTTTCTATATTCATATTTAAAGCTCCGCACTAACAGCAATGTGGCATGCTGCTCCATTTAATTGCATAGTCCATGCAGACTGCTCAGTTACACCCGTAATGCTTGTCATATAGGCACTTATACTGTGTAAACTTTGCACAGTGGCAGTCATCCCCAAGGAGGTGTTTGAGGGATGCTTATAGACGCTGTGATTTTTGGCGTGGTATCCACCTGACACACTGGCAACTATCAATGTGAACGCTGCACGTTTTACTGCTTTAAAATCATAGAACCAATTTATTTGGTCAGACTTAACTCCGTGTCCTATTCCAAACATGTGGTCAACATCATAACCACCATCAGCAATGATTTCATAATAGCGTTGGCAAGTAAGTAATTCTTCACCATATCTGCGGTGTTCAAAGTCTGTGGCTACTGAGCCTGTTTCAAATTGAATGCCTGTTATAAATAATTCATTAGAGGTACTTGAGAAAAATGAACCAATTCCTACTGCTCTGTCAGCATTAACCTGCGATT